ACTGCGTTAGGAAGAACAACGCTTGATGCTGGTACATGGGATTTTACAGTATTCGCTAGCGTAAGTTCAATAGGCGGTGTAAATACTACCGTTTCTCGTCAGATGTATGCTGCCTTACCGTTCGTAACAGGTACAGTCACTACGACAGGTACAGGTACGTCAAGAACAGCTACCGCATCAGCAGGGACACCGTTTGCAACAACCGCGATTGTTGCGTCAGCGACTAATACCCTAGCATCATACTTACAAACCCCACAAGGTCTGTACCAAATCACGGCTAGAACATCTGATACCGTGGTGACGATTTCTACCTTAACTACTTATGTGAATGAGGCAGCAGTAGCAGGTACAGTCTGGAAATTATTATTTGCAGGTGGGGCGTCACCTAATCTAACAACTAGTATTACGCAGTACGATAATATTTCAGTACAACCTGCGTTTACTATATCGATATTGACTAAGTTAGGTGCGATTACTTTTGCTACCTCTACTGGGGTTCGTACAGTTACCACTACCTATAACGGCACATTAAGAAATACGCATATCGCATCCCCACTAGCTATCCTGCATAATCAGATTGGTGGCTTAAACGGTGGGGCATCGGATGAGTTTTATCATTCAACGCTAGCAGAATACACAGGTAGTGGCACGGGCGTATTTGCAAGAGTAACTAGCCCCGTATTTGTAACACCCGCACTAGGAACGCCGTCAAGCGGTGATCTTTCAAACTGCACCGGCACCTTAACAGGAGGAACATACTAATGTCAGTCACAATTATTACTAAGAACTCATCCACCGCATCATCTGTACCTGGAGCGGGATCTTTAACGCAAGGTGAATTAGCAGTTAACGTCACCGATAAAAAGTTATATACTAAGGACGCAGGCGGTAACGTAGTCACGATCGCCAGTGGGACAGCAGGGGATGTAGTAGGTCCAGCTTCTGTTACGGCAAATGCTGTACCGCTGTATGACGGCACTACAGGTAAGTTATTAGCAGCTGGGGTAGCTCCAGGTACTTCAGGTAACGTTTTAACGAGTAACGGCACTACTTGGGCATCAACCGCACCTGCCGCTAGTGGTGATGTAGTTGGTCCAGCTTCTGTTACGGCGAATGCGGTACCGCTGTATAGTGGTACTACAGGTAAGTTATTAGCAGCTGGGGTAGCTCCAGGTACTTCAGGTAACGTTTTAACGAGTAACGGCACTACTTGGGCATCAACTGCTGCTGGTGGTGGCTATACCTTAGGCACACCAGTATCTGCAAGTGGTTCAACTGTTGAATTTACAGGAATCCCAACAACTGCTAAACAAGTTATTATTAATTTTAATGTAATTTCTTGCGATACTGGTGCGTTTAGATTAGTTATGGAACTTGGCACATCTTCAGCTTATGTCACAGCAAATTATGAAAGTACAGTAACTACAATTACAACCATTGACCCACAAAACGATAAATCTGATGTAGCAATTTTGTTATCTAAGGATACAAACGGTCAGGTTGCAACAGTAAGTGGTTCAGTTACATTAAATTTATTAAATTCATCAAGCAATATATGGGCTGGGAATGGGATTATAAATGCTTATGCTATTTCACAATCAGGGGCAAATGTTTCGGTATTTAAATCTACATTAACAGGGGCATTATATAAATTAAAAATTTATTGCTTTCAGGGCTATTCCTTTGACAATGGCTCAATAAACATTATGTATATTTAAGGATAAATAATGACTACTAAAATTACTTGCAATTTAGAAACAGGTGAAGTTAGAGAAATTCCTTTAACTGCTGAAGAATTAATTGAGTTAGAAGAACGAAAAGCTAATGCACAAACTATTCAACCTGCACCTGCACCAACTAAAGAAGAATTACTTGCTCAAGTACAAGCATTAACAACACAAATTAACGCACTAGCTTAGGAATGGCTATGGATGAACAAGATAAACGTGATTTACCATTACAAGTAGGCTTTCCATTTGATGTAACTTACCCAACCAAACCTTAAGAATGGTTATGACACCAGAAGAACAAAAAGAACTACACAAAGCCGCATTTAAAGAAGCTATCAGACGTACACAAAGGCAGACTTAACAAAAATAAAAAGAACGATGAAGGACTAAAAATGGTTGAACATAACAGAAGATACGATGACGGTGGTAAGACTGAAATTGATGATTTAATCAAGCAAGAAAACGACCCTAAAACACGGGCGATACTCCTTGTCTTGCAGAACATAAACGTTAGTCTTATGGCAAATACTCAAGCCGTCAATGACACCGATAAGCAACTTAAACAGCACATGAATGAAGTAGCTAAACGCACAGAAGAAAACAATGCCTTGATTAACAAAGGTCGAGGGATGTGGAACGTCATCTCTGTCTGCCTAGCCATAGTGCAAGCAGGCTTAATATATTTTATGGGTATGTACTTATCTGATATTAAGGGCCTTCATATGTCAGACTCATCATTAGACAAACGTGTACTTATATTAGAAAATGCTAAATAATGTTATCTGCCCATTTTTCACTAGATGAACTTACCGCATCACAGGAAGCAACTAGGCACAACATCAACAACATCCCTAGCGCAAAGGCAGTGGAGAACCTTCGCATGTTGGCTACGCTCTTGGAGCAAGTCCGCGAGCTTCTGGGTAGCCGTTCTATTCGTATATCCAGTAGTTATCGCAGTCTTGCTCTTAATCGCCACATTGGAAGTAATGATACGTCTGCACACGTTCGCGGTTGGGCGGCTGACTTCACTTGTCCATCTTTTGGCTCGCCTATTACGGTGGCGAAGAAAATAGCGGAAAGTAACTTGAAATTCGACCAGCTAATATGCGAAGGCAACGCATGGATACATATTAGTTGCGACCCACAGAACAGACGGCAGTTATTAACAGCACGATTTGAGCATGGACATACTTACTACACAACGGGTATAACATGAAAAAGTGGTATAAATCTCGCACACTTTGGTTTAATGTAGCTGTTGCAATGGGTACAGCTATTGAGGCATCATTATCGCTTATTGAAGGTTATTTTGACCCACGTGTGTTTTTAGTAGTGGTTGGAGTAACCTCTGGCATTAACGTGATATTAAGATTTAGAACAACTACAGGCATATCAAAATAATGCTACCGCTTAATGTCAAACTAATGCTAATAGGTGGTGCTATCTTTGTAGCGTTCTGTACTGGCTGGACTGTGCATGGTTGGAAGTACGATGCAAACCTAAAGAAAGCATTACAGGACACCATAGAACTACAACAAGCGTATGATAACTATGCAAGAGAAGTAGTCGCTAAGTTTGACAAGCAACAAGCGGAACAAGTAATTGTATATAGAACATTGAAAGGTAAGGTGTCTCATGTTACGGATAATCGTATTTGCTTTGATGACAGTGCTGCTCTCAGCGTGTGGAACTCAGCTCTTACGGGGGACTTGCCCAAAGCCCCCACAGGAACTACTAAAACGCCCACCCCTACCGATACCGCTGTTACAGATGAGCAAGTCCTTACCAACGTCATAGAAAACTTTGAACAAGCTAAGCAGGTACGTGATCAACTTAATGCTCTGATTGACTGGTATGAAAATAACGCTGAAATTAAATAGGTTTTACTATTTGATTCTTTGGGTTTATAATGATTAAAAAATCGACTGCTGTACAAGTAGTCATGTAACTAAGGGATTTTACATGGCTTATGTTATGACTTTCGATTCGCTGAAACAAGACCTTCGACGCTATCTCGAACGTGGTTTCACTGTAGAAGATGACCCACTTGTTTATGAGCAGATCCCTCGCCTAATCAACATGGCAGAGCGACGTATTGCTCGTGAACTTAAAGTCCAGATCCTACAAACTGTAGTAACTACACCTCTCCAAGCAGGTGTTTCAGTGTATGAAAAGCCAGATCGCTGGCGTGACACCATCTCAATGAACTATGGTACGACAAAGCGGACACCTTTGTTCACACGTTCATATGAGTACTGCCGTTCATACTGGCCAGATGAAGCCCAGACAGGTACGCCTCAGTTCTACTGCGACTATGACTACATGCACTGGTTAATTGTACCTACTCCTGCTGCTGATGCGGACATTGAAATTCTGTACTACGAACTCCCACCATTACTTGATAATGAAAACCAACAAAACTGGGTGACAGACTTTGCGCCGAACTTACTAACGTATGGCGCACTACTTGAAGCAACCCCTTTCTTAAAACAAGATGATCGTATTCAAATGTGGCAGGGGTTCTATGACCGCGCTGCACAAACATTGAACGGTGAAGATCTATCTAAAATCCTTGACCGTAATGCGCAAAGGATAGAGGCATAACTCATGACTAACTATACACAAGTGTTTGGCGGCACTACAGTCTATCCGTCAGACGTTTCATACAGTGCACTAGATCTATCAGCTGATGAAACTCTATTCTGGCCCTTAGAAGCAACACCAGGCGCACCTCTCGTCACTAGTATTATTGATGTAATTACTGACCAAGCTAACCGCGTTATTTACATGCCTAACGCAATGAGTGCGAGTAATGGGATTACTACGCTATTCAATAACATTGGTTCGTACACCGTTATCGTTAAATCATCAACGGGTGTTACGTTATTAGCAGCAGTAGCTGGTTCAGCATGGCAACTTTATTTAACGGATAATGGTACACAGTCAGGCACTTGGCGTACTTACCAATTTGGTGCTTCAGTATCATCAGCTAATGCAGCCACTTTAGCCGGTAACGGTTTAGTTGCCATTAGCACTACACTTCAAACAGCTCAACCTAACATTAGTCTGTCAGTTAATTATACTGTTCTAGTGACAGACCGTGCTTATACGTTTATCTGGACAGGTGGGGCTGGTACATTAACTCTACCGTCAGCGCAATTGATGGGAAATAACTTTTTTATACAAGTTAAGAATGCTGGTGCTGGGGTGTATGCAGTGAATCCGTCAGGTACGAACTTGATTGATGGTGGGTTAACCTTAAACTTCCAGCCGAATGACTCGGCGATCCTAATTACGGACGGCACTGATTGGTACTCTATCGGCTTTAGCTCATCACTTGAAGTAGACTTTGATTATACCGTAATCAACGTAGCTGGTGCCGGTAACTACACATTAACTACTACCGAGTTAAACCGTATTGCTTACAGCTTTACAGGTCTATTAACAGGCAACCGTAACATTATCGTGCCGAATACTATTCAGCAGTACTGGGTAGATAATAATACGACCGGCGCATACACGTTAACTGTTAAGACAGCATCTGGCTTAGGCGTCACTATTGCGCAAGGTGCTCGTTCTATTAACTATTGTGATGGTGTTGACGTACTGGCCGCTGACACAGGTGGCTTATCATCCCCTATTGCAATTGCAGAGGGTGGTACAGGTGCTACTACAGCTGCCAATGCTCGTATTAACTTAGGGCTTAACCCTATTGACGGTGGCGCTTACTAATGACTACAACCCCTATGATATTGAAGTCACTGCCTGGTATTAAACGGGACGGGACTCGCTATGAAGGGGATAATTATGTTGATGGACAGTGGGTACGATTCCAACGAGGACTGCCTCGTAAGATCTGGGGCTATCGTTCTATTAACAAGTACCTCGTAGAAGTTAGCCGTGGCTTCACTAACTTTACTCAACAACAAGTTGTGTACTGTCATTCTGGCTCATCACGCTATTTACAACGGTTTACGCTAGACGGTAATGGCAACAGTTCGATCATATCTAACAGAACACCGGCATCTGGCTTTACAGCCAATGACGCTAACACTTGGATGTTTGATGTACTCTACGACTCATCATCTGCTGATAATGCACTCGTTGCTTTTGTGACAGCTAATGCTAATTGCATCTGTTCTGACACGGCAGGTGCTATCTTCATAGGTAACTTATTAGGCACTTCTCCACTGACACCTATTACGCTACCCCCAGACATTACCGTATCAGGGGGCATCGTAGCACTTCATCCGTACTTATTCTTTTATGGCACGGCAGGTGTTGTAGGCTGGTCAGTAGCAGGCGATCCTACAGATTTAACTGGTGCGGGCTCTGGATTAGCACGTATTGCAGGACAAAAGATTGTTAAGGGTATGACCTTACGGGCAGGCTCTGGTTCTGCTCCTGCTGGTCTATTCTGGGCGTATGACTCTTTAATCCGTTGTACATTTAGCGGCGGTTCTACTATATTCCAGTTTGATACGATATCAGACGGCATTACAGTAATGTCCCCTAACGGGATTATTGAGTACGACGGTATTTACTACTGGGCAGGTGTTGACCGCTTCTACATGTTTAATGGTGTAGTGCGTGAATTACCTAATCCGCTTAATTTTAATTGGTTCTTTGATAACGTAAACCGTCGTGCATTTATGCGTGTGTTTGCGATTAAAGTGCCACGTTTCGGTGAGATCTGGTGGTGCTATCCAAGAGGCGATGCTACAGAATGTACGCATGCTATTGTCTATAACGTCCGTGAAAACACATGGTACGACACTGAACTACCTAATACTGGTCGTAGTGCTGGTCAATACAGCCCTGCATTTAATGGCCCGTTAATGACTGGCGTGACTAATATAGATATGTCAAACACTCGTATCACTGAAGAGGGCGATATTCGTATCACACAAGACGGTCGTACTCGTGGTACTGAAACTAATAATGGCTATAAAGTATGGCGACATGAGATTGGCGTAGATGAGATTGATGGTCCTAATATATTCCCGATACAATCCTACTTTGAGTTAGCTGATATGTCGTTGCTAGTTAATCAGCAAGGCGCCATGAATAAGTCTATACGTATTGATTTAATCGAGCCGGACTTTGTACAGTCAGGTGACATGACAGTACAAGTGACAGGGCGAGCTAATGCTCGTTCTAAAGAAGTGACGGGTGAGCCTAAAGTATTTGCGGACTCAGCAGCAACGGTGCCTGAGCAAGTGGTGTACTTTAAAGACATACGACGTGAGATGCGGTTCAGGTTTGAGAGCAATACCATTGGTGGTGACTATCAAATGGGGCAAATTATTGCACACATTGAGCCAGCTGATGGTACGGTACTCGGCGGTGTATAATGAGCATACATCTTACGTTACCCGTGGGATTAGAGCTACGCGATTGGGCAGACCAAGTAATACTGGATCTAGACGATTTAGGCGCATTCGGTAAGTTAGAGAGTGACGAGTGGCAGGATTGGGCAGTACAGTTTGTAGGCAACACCGGATTAGGCACGTATTCACCACCTAACCCATATCAGTTTAATAACTGGCAGGATTGGGCAGAACGGTTCGTGGATACATTATCATAGAGTTAAGGAATAATATGGAACAAGATAATCAACAAGTAGCACAGTACAAAGCAGAGATCCGCAAGGGTATCGAAGGCTTAGACTTGTCGAACGAGGAGATTAAGCAACTTGATGAAATGTTCACGTACATTATTCAGCACCCAGATCAGTATGCTCAAGTGCTGCAACAAGCTATTGAAAGCGATGTGCTTGACGAGGGTGATCTACCTGAAGAGTATGACGCACAATTAATTGCAGCTATCTTAGGCGTACTTAAAGAGATGGAAGCTCGTAATGCTGAAGTGGGTTACAAGGCCGGCGGTCTTGCTAAAGCAGCAAAGCAATTACAAGCTAAGGGTCGCGGCGGTGACACCATTCTTGCACACATTAATCCAATGGAAGCGCGCGCCTTAAAGAGAATGGGTGGCTCTGGTACGATTAATCCATCTACTGGACTACCAGAGTTTAAGTTTGGCAAGTTCCTTAAGAAAGCATTTAAAGCTGTTGTAAAAGTTGCTAAGGGTATTGTTAAGAGTCCTATCTTTCAAGTAGGGTTGATGGTTATGATGCCGCAACTTGCGCCCATGTTAGGTGCTACACTAGCCCCGACTATGTCATTGGCGGTACAGGCAGCAGTAGGACAAGCAGTGATCGGTGGCGGTATGGCTGCCTTAAGTGGTGGTAACATACTTAAAGGTGCAGCGCTAGGTGGTATCGGTGGTTACGCAGGTGCTGGTGGGTTCGGCGACATGCTACCTGCTGGTGTTACGTCAGGTCTTAGTTCTACAACTAAGGGATTACTCAATGCAGGTATTTCAGGTGGCTTAGCAGGCGCTGTTACCGGACAAGGCGCTCTTAAGGGGGCACTAACTGCTGGTGCCACTAATATAGCTGGCAATTTATTACAAGGTTATCAACCGGCTGCTGACTTCCTTAAGGGTGAAGGCACACTTAACAAGATAGCTAATAGTGCACTTCAGGGTGCAGGTAGTGCAGCTAATATTGGTGGTAGCCCACTAGCAGGTGCGGCAATGGGCACAATGGGTGGTGCGGCTAACATTGCACTACAGAATATGAACTTTACCGATCCTACGGTACAGCAAGCACTTCAACCTACTGCGCAAGAAGGGATTAATAACCGACTACTGCAACCGATTAACTACAGTCCATTACAGCAAACGCCAGTGCCTCCTGCTGATGTAGCACCTCAAGCACAAAATGGTGTAGGTGGTATTGACATAAATCAAATGACACCGAACCAGTTAAATTCACCGATGACATCAAGTACTGTACAAGGTCAGCCATTAGGCGGTATTGACTTTAGTAAGGTACAAGGTCAAGCACCAGGTGTTCAAACAGGTCAAGGTACTGCAACACCTATTAGCTTTAACACAGGTGCGCCTACTACTCCGACTAGCTTCTTGGGTCACTTGTCTAATGCAGCAGGCGGTATGTCTGGGTCAGATATGCTTAAATACGGCGGAATTGGATTGGCTGGAATGGGTATGTTAGGTGGTAAGAAGATCCCTACTACTGCACAGCAAGAAGGTCATCCTGATCAACGTAAGTTAATGAACATGATTGGCGGTATGGATCAACAGCAACGTCAGTACTTAGAGAGCACTAATCAACTAGGTACGTGGTTAGCCCAAAACTGGGGTAACGTATCGGGTGGTGAGTATGCTACTCCTGCTTACGTTCCAGTAGGTAAAGCCAACGGCGGTGTGCTATCTATGCTAGCGCGTGGTGGTGGATCGGGTCGTGATGATACAATAGAGGCTAGACTAAGTGATGGTGAGTACGTGATAGACGCCGAGACCGTGGCTATGTTAGGCGACGGCAGTACAGATGAAGGTGCGAGTCGACTTGACCGCATGAGACAACAAATTAGAATGCACAAGGGTAAGAATTTGTCTAAGGGTAAAATAAGCCCGAATGCCAAGAGCCCATTGTCTTATTTAGGGAGTAGATAAAATGAGTATTTTTGGCGGAACACCAGCACCTACATACGTTAAGACAACCACTGATCAGCCTAAGTGGTTGCAGGATGCTATCTATAATCAGATAAACTCAGCAACAACGATTGCTAACGTGCCGTATCAAGCGTATACGCAACCACGTGTTTCGACTGCTACACCAGACACTGAAGCTGCTTATCAGATGACACGTGAAAATGCTGGTGCTTGGCAGCAAGGAATGAACACAGCAATGACAGGTACGCAAGCCTTAACTGGTCAGAATGCTGGTGTCGGCACTGGTCTAGGTTACATGCAACAAGCTGCCGGATTAAACGGTGTTACTGCTGCTGATCCATACTTACAGCAATCAGCGGGATTAGTATCAAATGCTGCCGGACAAAAGATGCTACCTGGAGTTACGGGTTATCTTAACCAAGCGCAACAAACAAGTGGGATTAATGCAGCACAACCTTACTTAGGTGCGGCAGGACAGTCATCAGCTAACTACATTCAAGATTACATGAACCCGTACAATCAGGCAGTAACGGGTCAGATTGCTACGCTAGGCGCTCGTAACTTGCAAGAAAACTTATTACCGGCTGTTTCAGATCAGTTTATTAGAGCGGGTCAATTTGGGTCTAAAGGCATGGGCGTATTTGGTGAACGTGCTTTACGTGATACACAAGAGGCAGTGCTAGGGCAACAAGCTCAAGCATTACAATCTGGCTATGGTCAAGCAATGAGTGCAGCACAAGCAGAAGCTGCTAAACAACTTCAAGTAGGTCAAGCAGCAGGTACATTGACTAATGCGCAGCAACAAGCAATATTACAAGCCGGTCAGCAATATGGTGCGACAGGTGCTCAAGATATCGCCTCTCAATTACAAGCAGCACAGCAACAACAAAATATCGGTCAGAGCTACGGTACACTGACAGGTCAGCAACAACAGAACTTAGCAGGTATTGGTAATCAGTATGCGGCAACGTCTGGTACAGAAGCGCAACGTCAGCAATCAGCATTGCAACAGTTAGCCAACCAAGCACAACAGCAACAAGGGTTGATGTCTGCTGATGCAGCTGCACTACAATCAATTGGTTCAGCACAACAAACACAGCAACAACAGCAATTAGATGCTGCGTATGGTTCATGGAAAGAAGCCCAAGACTATCCTAAAACACAAGCTGATTGGCTCAATACTCAAATACGAGGCATGGCGCCTAATGTAGCTACATCTCAAACGCAAACAGGAACTGGCTATGGTCCTAGCGTGGCAACACAAATAGCCGGTGGATTAGCGGGTGTTGCTGGTCTGTACAATATGACTAGACCAACTGGAGGATAATAATCATGGGCACTAATACTACAACCACTACAGGAGCAACACTTCCTGCTGATGTGTACAACCCTAATCCGTATGATTGGAAGACGTTACTAGCTAATTATGTAGATCCGACGACGGCACAATATCAGACACAGGCTAGACCGTTTACACCTAGCTATGGGTATGAGTTGCAGCAGCTTATGACACGAAACGGTCAGCCACCAGCATTACGGTATGATGTTGCTGATCCTGCTGCTGCATCGTCTGCTTATGCGAACACGGTGCTTCAAGATTACAACACACGTAACCCTACTAAGACTAGCTCAACATTTAATCAGGCAGCATTAGACAACTACATTAAGAACTATAACAGTGCTAATAATATTAACTTAGCTGGGTTTAAAAAGACAGTAACGCCAGAACAACAAGCAGCAATACTTGCTCAGTACGGCGCAGGTAGGACTGCTGTTAACGACTCGATGTACAACAAGTACATTAAGAACTACAACACAAGTAACGACTTAACGGCTGCGTCAGAACAACAAAAGATCGTGGATGAGTACAACGCTAGTCGAACTGCTAATCAGAACACGTATAACACTAATGTAGCTGACTATAATACTCGTGCGGCAGATGTTCAAGCTAATCCTCAAACATACTATAAGCCTATTGAGCAATACACAAAACCTGTCGTACAAAATGCATACTACAATAAGTTCGTGTCTAAAGCTGACGGTGGCTTAATGCAAGGCTATGCTAATGGCGGAGTTGTTCAACCTCAACAGTCTATGGTTCAAGACATGATGCAGCAATACAACATTCCACGTCAGTCTATTAGCCCATTAAATGCATTGCCCTCACAACAAGCGCCTAGACCGTTCTACAACGGTGGCGCAGTACGAGGCTATGCTGGCGGTGACTTAGTGTCTGCTGATGACCCTACTAATTTACAAGGCTACATGGATGTTCCTGCGCCTAACTTTGCACCACAAGTTGATGCAGTACAAGTTGAGCCGACAGGCGGCGGTGCAGTACCACAACCTCAGACACAACCATTGGCTATTTCAGGCATGCCGCCTGGACTACAAGCAATGCTTAGCCAGTACACTACTGACTCAAATGACTACGGTCCTGACGTAAAACTAGCGCAAACAGAACGCAGAGCACAACAAACTGCATTCAATACTGCGTTAGACAACCTTGCTAAGAACCAAGACACAGGTCCTTCAAAAGCTGAGATGTACTTCAGACTAATGGGTGCATTCGGTAAGCCTACTAAGTATGGCTCATTTGGTGAAAGTATGGGACCAGTAGGCGAGGAAATGGCAACATACCAAGGTGATCTACGTAAAGCAAAACAAGCTAATCGTGCACTATCGACACAAACAGAGCTTAAGAAACAAGAGCTTGCGCTTGAAGGTGCTAAAGACACTGAGAAGACATTGCTTGGTTTACAATCAGAACAGAAGAAAGATAAACGTGAAGTTGTGAAGTCTATCATTAAAGAGTGGATAGACTCAGGCAAACCTCAGTCAGAAGCAGGTAAGATCGCCAAGGACTTAGGATTTAAAGTAGGTACGCCTGATTACGAAGCAGAGGTAGGTAAGCAGTCTAAGATCCTGCTAGAAAGCAAGTTAGCAACGCTTAATGCATCATTAGTAGGCGCTCAAGCACAGTTAGGTAATCTTGCACTAGCAACTAAGAAAGAAGAACGTGCAGCAAGTGAATTAGATCCTACAGAACTAAAAACACTGATGGAGAACAAACTTGCACTAAAAAATAGTGAGTCTGCATCAACATTAATGGATGAAGCATTAAAATATTCAAATACAGCATTTACTAAGTCTCCTGCTGATCAAGCTCTCTACAATAAACTTAGATACACAAACCCAAATGATCCTCGTGTTGTTGCTACTGAGCAACTAGAACAAACATTAACTACGTCCGGTCTTGCAGGATTACGTGCATCGTTTGGAGGCAATCCAACAGAAGGCGAACGACAAGTTCAATTGCTCACACAAGGTCTTGGCGCGACTTCACAGGCATCACGTAAGGCTATCATTGGTCGTGTTAAAGACAGTCTTACTAAGAACACGCTCTTCTATTCTCAATCGAACAAAGACTTGTTATCAGGCGCATACAAGAAAAAAGCTCAGGAGTAAGACATGGCAGACAACTATGACCAAGAATACCCTAGTATACAGCCTGGTGGGACTATAGGGCTATATAACCCAGAAGGAATTGATGCCAGTCCTACACCGCCTATTCACCCTAGGACTTTAATCGGAGGCGCACTAATGGGATGGGGCGATGAGCTAGAGGGTTGGCTTAAATCGACACTATCAAAAACACCGTATGCAGAAGGCAGACAACGAGCACTTGCTGATGTTAAAGAGTATGCTACTAAATACCCTGTTAATGCTGCATACCAAGAGTTTGCAGGCGCGGCAATCCCTACAGCAGCAGCATCGCTGTTCCCACCTCTAGAAGTAGCAGCAGCACCAAGGCTTGTTGCCCCTTTACTTAAACTACAACGAGCATTAGCATACAACCCAGAAGTAGGCGCAGTGCAACGAGGTGTTAGAACAGGTGCTGCCTATGGTACAATAAGTGGCGCAGGCACTGCTGATCCTGGGTCAAGACTAGGTGGCGCACTGTACGGCGGAGTAGGTGGCGCAGGAATAGGATTAGCAATACCTGTTGTAGGCAGCATAATCGGTCGTGCAGGTAGATATGTTGCAGAAGATCTGCTTGGTGTTCCTGCAAAAGTGTTTGCGAACAAAGCAAAAGAAAAGATATTGCAGTCTGCAAAAGATGCAGGGGTTTCGCTTAAAGATTTAGTGTCAATGAGCAAAGAGGATTACCAACGGCTTGGCATTCCTTCATCTATTGCTCATTACTTACCTGAAACTACAGAAGCTGTGATTACTAAAGGTGGTACAAAGCAAGTTGCTAAACTAGAGCAAAAACTAGCAAGCACTCAAGCAGGCGAGACAAAACGTGTAGAGTCAAGATTAAAACAAGCGCTTAAGCCTACTGACTACTATGCAGACCAAGACGCACTCACTGCAACACTTAGAGACAACGCAAAAACTGCATACGATGCTGCCTACTTACATGGGCCTGTGAACGACCCTGAAGTGCTTAAGTTCCTTGTTCTACCACAGTTTAAGCAAGCTAGAAAAGAAGCACAAATTCTACTTGAAGCAGAAGGACGAAGTGTACCGTTAAACACAAACACAGTAGAAGAGTTGGACCAAGTAAAACGAGGGTTAGATCGTTTAATTGAGAAAGAGACTGATGCTACTACAGGTAAAGTAACATCACTTGGTCGTGTATATGCTAAAAAGAAGAATGAATTCTTAAGCGCTCTTGATGCTGCTGTCCCTAACTATAGGGTTGCACGTGCTCAGTATGCAGGTGATCTTGAAGTAAAGAATGCGCTTAATATGGGCAAGAAAGAGTTTAATGTACTTGACCCTGAGCAAATTACACAGTTCATGGCTACTGCTTCAGAAGCAGAAAAGCAAGCATTTAGAACAGGTGCTATGAGACATCTTCAAAATACTATTTTTGACAGACCTAATGCAGCAGGTCGTATTGTTAACTCTGAAAAGATGAATGATAAACTACGGTCAATGTTCGACACATCTGCTGAGTATGATCTGGTGAAGGCAGCAATAGACAAAGAAGCATTACTATACCAACGTGCATCTAAAGCATTGACAGGGTCACGCACTGCTATTAAGCAGGAGGCTGTAAAGACTTTAGAAAAAGAGCCAATGTCGTCTGATCAGTATCTTAAAGGCAAAGGTGATCTGATTGGTTTAGTCACTCACTTCTTACACAATGATGAAAAGGTAGCGCCTGAAGTGATAGGCAACATGGCTGAAATGCTAAGCAAAGGCACACCTGCTGAAGTTGCTGCTGTTGTACGTGCTCTAGAAAAACGTGAAAAGGTCATGAACTACAAAGGCAAAGTCGTGCAGGCTACTACACAAGGCGTCATTGCAGGAACAGAAGGCGGTACAGCAATACCTACAGTAGGTTCTGATATATCAGGTGGTGACCAATTGATCTTAGAGTTGATGGACTATTGGAAGTCAAAAGATGAAGCAGGTAAGTGATCAGCAGGCGGTTTAATCCGTGGATGATGTCTATTAGTCTGCAGGAACACGATCGACTGTATAGCAAAAAGCACTTCATAGTCGCTCTCGCTTAATGTGTCAGGAATCTCCATTCCTACAGACCTGCAGTCTTCGATTAACTGCTTTAGGTTGTTCATAGACTAGCTAGATATGCATCTGCTAAATCACCTGCTAGACCCAAAATAAGCTCAGAGTCATGCCATGATGCATTAGCCGCCAATGCGAGCATAAATTTTAATACTAGTTCCTGTCTTGTAGGCATGATATTGCTCCTTGTTTACGATGGGCTTTCATTAGTAGTTCTCTAAGTTCCTGTAATTGTGCTTCAGTCATACTGACTCCTTTGTTAATGTCGAACCCATGTTGCAACTCTACCTGTGATATTGTACATATTCATTGCTCGATTTATTACCTTTGAGTCATGATCATACCTTGCTACGCTATGGTCACGATCACGGTTTCGTTTATCGTTCAATTTTATTCTCCATGCTTTACGTATCTGATAGTCTGTCATGCTTGTTCTTTTCTAATAGTAATTCATACTTGAGCGATTGAATTGTATCATGATCCTGCGCCATCATTTGGGTTAGTCTTGCGATATGCGCAGTCATATGGTACATCTCTTTATCCTTGGCTGAACAGATAGGGCAGAGTTCAATCATCATCCTTATCCGCCTGATATTGTTTGTCTGCTTCATATTGCTTTGACTCTTCAACAGCACGAGCAAGGTCAACTAATATTCTGTCCCATATCACCTGCTTAAAGTCATCTTGGTAGTCATGCCATGCTTTCATATAAGCATAGTCTGGGCGAAAGCCATAGGCATCTTTGTAGTAGTCCGACAGCCTTTCCGTGTCAAAAGTGTAATTATTCATACACCACTCCTGTCCCTAAATACGTTACTCTAGCTTGTTCATACTGTACGTCAATTGCACAGGCTACTTTGGTTGCGGTTGGATAATAACTATCCCATGCCCTACCTACAATCATCACCATCATCATCGTGGCTAGGGCTATGGATACTACGTCATACAGAGCTTGTTGGCTTGGGTTCATTTTATTTCTCCATTGAAACTTTCTTCAGCTTTTACTTCTATAAAAGATAAAGCTATGTCATAACTAACTTTTAAAATAGCTAGAGGCATTGTAATAAACCAACATAACGCAATTATCCATTTCATCCGTTCTTCTCCTTTAACTTCATAGCAATAAACTCACCTAGCTTTTTATAGAGGTACTGTTTATTTATTTCACCGCATGGGGTAATCTCCCCGTTCTCTCTGCCTAGTCGTGGGTCGGTTAGCCAGTCATAGCTAGCGTCTGTAAATTCAATTTCAAGTTTACTTCCGTCTTTCCATGTTCTAACCAAGCAACCTATCCCCATGTGATTACCTAATGCACTTTCTTCTATGTACTCACTCATGGTTCTTCTCCCTTAATGCTCGTTCAATAGTTTTAGCAAACATAACTGGATAATCCCATTCTTTGTTCTTGCCTAAAAAATTTGCTATATCCCATATTTCATCATCACTTAATCCTTGCCATGCTGGTGCAGGAATTGAATGAATTTCTTTAGTGAACAAACTATTGCAATTAGGGCAATTATGTATAGGTTCTTGTGCTGGCTGTTCTAATGCTTCATTACAGGCTTGATATGCTTTTGCCGTTTTAGTATGACTCCACCATGTAGATTCTTCTGGCTCAAATGCTTCAATCGCCATACGCAATGCTTCGTCTTTAGTCATCTTATACCTCTATCTTTCCTATGTAATACCTATTAGAAGCATCTTTATCTTGCAAGAAATATACTTTATCTCTGTAGTACGCATACAAATACTTCGGCTGTTTTGGTTGTGGTTTGATGCGGTATTCATTATCTTGATGCCATTGTGGAGTATCTATATCAGTCCATTTATCGTGCATATAAATTTCAATCTCAGCCCCACCTGCCCAAGCTACAATCTCGTCATGCCATTTATGTTTCATCACATCACCCCACTAAGTAACTTATACATACCATACAACATGCCAAGTACGCCTAAAACAAACACCACTACAATTACTACTGTGGCTCTATCGGTGTATCTACTACAATTACAGGTTCTACCCTGTTGGCAATCTCCGTTACATGGCATCTTTGTTCTCCTTGTAGTCCTCAACTTCGGCTTCGGCTAACTGCTCGTCAATCTCAGCCTTACGTTGGCGAAAGATGGCATCAAAGTTATCGGTGTAGTCCGTGGTGCTTTTCTTGCTGATTATCTTGTCACCAGTAATAGGATTACGGTCTTTGCTCATGTAGTACCCCTTTAAATACTCTACCCTTAATAGGCTCAATGTCCGTGTAGCCCATCCGGAATGCAAGGTCTGGGTGCTGCTTGTACGCATCTGCTATCACCAATGGGTTAACCTTCTTTGCGTAATTACGAACCTCTGTAGGTTCAGACTTATCAACGGAGTAGTACGAGAACTTGCCATGCCCGTACTTATAAATCAACCCTGCTGTAATTAACATAGGCATGCACTTCTGCACATGCACTCTGGTGTACCCTTGCTCAATGAGACTAGTCGCAGTACGATTAGCCTCTAGTATCTCTAAATACAGAGCAGTGCGAACGTCATCTAATTGCATCGCTATGCGGCCCATAGTAGTAACGCCCCTAGCGCAACTAGTAACACCATGATCCAACGACCTGTGTATAAACGTAATGTGTCAGGATCCAAGTCATCGAAGTCCTCAGCATAAGAACGTGAACCAAACGCCTCTTGGCTAGTGCGTGGGTATCTTTGGTCATTCATTTGCCTTCTCCTCTAAGTAAGTAACTGTACGTTCCAAAACTACAATGCGTTGCTCCATTTGTTGCATTAGGTGGATCATGGATCCTAAGTTGTTCTGAATGCCGTTGATGATGGCTAATTGCCTTTCAGCATCGGACATGTCTGCCCCTAAGTTTTCAATTTGTTTTGCAAAGTCTATCATGTTGGCACCTCAATAGTGATACGAATTGCTTTGGTTATAATAGTGACGGAATGGTCGGTATTCACCTTAATACGAATGTCATCTGTAGGTTGTACAACCGGTGGCGCAGCTTGTATGGCTTTAACTAACTCGACAGGAACATGTACTTTACTTCCGACCCATTCATACCCTACTCGACTACGACCACTAACCTGCACGATCGGCACAGTACGAACCAGTCCTTTTTTGTGCAATTGCTTTAGACAATCACGAATGCGAACTTCTTTCTCATTAGCTAGTTCTACCATATCATGGAAGTCCATTAGTGAGACTGCGACAGGTGAATGTTTTAGTTTGTTGGTGATGATGTTGTACATCTTAGCTATTTCAATGAATTGGCTCATTGTCTTTCTCCCTTTGTGCCATGCGAGCTTCAAGTATGACAAACTCTTCACGGGCTAATTGTAATTGACGGATAATTTCATCGAGTTGTGCATTTAGATCTAGGACAACTGGGTCGATAGGGTTAGTCATTTGACCACCCTCTTTCTTTATTTTCGATAGCCGCTGCTACATATTCAGCATTTTCGGCTTGTTGTTGTGGAGTTAATTCAGGCATTGTGTCAGGTACATATTTGAACGGCATGACACTTGCCCATATTTGTGACTTTGGATCTGGAACGTAGTTCATTTTGAACCTCTGATCCGTGACCAAACGCGTTGCACGTAACCTAATTTATAAGCCCAAGCAAAATCCATAATAATTGCACCAAGTACCGCGCCTAATAATAAATTTAACATTTTGTTCTCCTTTTATGTGATCAAAGTAACCACATAATCATAGTATCATGTCGTTCTACAAAGTAAACACTTTATTTCATTTATTTTTAGTTTTGTTGAAATAATTTCATTTTTACACAGATGTTCAAGAAAATGGCCTACGGCGTGATGCACGGTGACATTATCTTTTCTTACGAATATAAACCTATACGGTAAGAATGAACTATTTACCATCATTTTGCACGTTTACTGTAGTAAGGAATAGCCTTAGTATCCAGAACGAGCTGGCTTCTATCCACTTCAGCGATGACGCCGAACATTCCTTTAACCATTACGGTTGTCGCTTTGTTTCCGAGGTCGGTAATTGTTACTTTTCTACCCATTTCACGAAGTTTAGCTGGAACAGGACCTATTTTTAAGAGCTTGTCAAGCATCTTGCTTTGCTCATCATTCATTGCATTTCTCCTTTGCTGAGATAGAGGGTCTTCGATCATGTGCCCTCCATCCCAGTAGTTTATTGAACCAAACATGTTATGCCGCAACCAAGACACTTGAGTCATTAGCAACTGCCAATAGACCATCAAATGCTAATTGTTTAATGTTCACGCCGTTGTATAACCATGCTGTCTCTAAGCGACGATCTTGAGTTTTACCTTGGTGCCAATCCATCATCTCAGTAGTGGCATTTAATAAACCCCACGCAGTACCTTTTGCCGATTTGAATTCACTGCCTTTGCCTTGACCAGAATAGAGCTGTAATACTTTAAGCACTTGAGCACTGCCTTTTGCACTAGCATCGTTAAATAAGCTTCTAGTAAAGGCAATTGCTTGAGCATCAGAAAGAGGAGTGTTTGCTAATAGATTGATCTGATCAGAGAACTCTGTCCATTCCTCTTGTCGAAGACCTAATTCAGTTTTAACATTATCACCGTTGAAAGTTGTGCTATGTGGTACACGAACATCGTTCATTTTATCTTTACTGCTTAAGTTGAGTGTGTTGTTACAAACAACCCTGATTGACGTTCTACGTGCTATAGTTTTTAGAGTACCGTCGCATGCAGTAGCTAGCATTAGATAATCCTTTAGCACATCATTGTCACCAATTTTAACAGTGTTGCCAGTACGAGCAAGAGCCCAATATTTTGCACCACCGAACAGAACGCCAGCTGTTTCTAGTTCAAATCCTTGTCCTTCAACTAGATCGCGAAAGAACTCTAAGATCTCGATAGGTTGTACTACTTTATACTTATCGCCAACTACACCAAGTGCGGCACCTGTGTCTTCGCGGTAAAGCACTTGTTTAGAACCATGTTGTAGATATTCAGATCCTTTTTGATACAGTACTGGGCTTCCTGAGATTTTAAAATCCATGCCAGCTTCTTTTACCCATGTTTCCAAAGGTGCGCCTACTGTAAGAGATTGGCCTAGACCATGCCAAGGTGTATCACCAACATAAGCCATTGCACTTCTACCGTCGATCATCGTTGCTATTTCGTGTGCCATCTTTATTTCTCCTGTTATGTGATCAAAGTAACCACATAAGCATCTTATCACACAGTTCGGCAAAGTAAACACTTTATTTCATTTATTTTTCGTTCTACGAGAAGAGTCATACTGCTCCTTGTCTTTGACCGCATAACTTCTTTTCTCCCATGGGAAGACTAACCACTCATCACCACATTCCTGCCCTGTGATGATGTCGTAATCACGCCGTTTATTAAACCATGCAGCATAAGTCATTCCTTTAAACGCATCATCTATAGTTTTACCTGTGTCTATAATATCATCAACCCATAGTGCACCAATTCTAGGCTCTTTAATGAATGGAACCATCAATTGGTGCGACAATGCAACAGCTAGAATAGTACCGCCTCGTGGTTCACCATACACACCGTTAACAGCAGGGCACTTACTGGCTATTGACTTTACTGCATGATCAAACTCATACCATGTTAGATGCTTTAGCATCGTACTATTATCAGCCATTGCCTTGCTCCCATGACCGCTTGAATGCAGTAATTGCACGGCTTACTGTTTGCTTATGCATAGATAAGTGCTCAACAATTTGAGTTTGAGACATTTGCTCTATGACGGCTAGACGAACAACCTCCATAGTATGAGGTGCCCATCTAGTTCTCCTTGCTCTAAATGTCTTAAACAGATCTACTCGACGATCTTTGTCAAGTAGATCAAGACGTACTGCTAAAGATCGCCATTGCATGCTATGCCCCTAACTTATGTGTATGTACTTTCACTACACTGTCAATTTGATTTAATAGATCTTCACGCATAGCTAAATATGTCTCACTGCCTACATATTCATCGCGCCCTTTGTTATGGTAGAACTGTTCTTCACACCAGTCGAATGTATCATTCTTAGCGTTTGGTGGGAATATATTAGTCTTGCCTTTAGCACATTGTCGTTGATAAAATGCGTCTGGCTTTCTAAAGTCGACAAGATCTTTCAAGAACGGGTACAGTTTGAGGACTTCTACCCACAACTTCATTGCGATGATGTTATCTACAGTCGTTTGTATTTGTTCATCTCCTCGTAATACACAATATCCGATAAGATCTTTGATGTTGCATCGCACCATATAGAAGTGCTCAAAGTTTCTAGGCATAATTGTACGTGCATCTAACCCATGTATCTTACCACTGTCAACCATGTCCACGTACAGCTCTCTAGCAGCTTCTGTAATGAATTTATATCGCTCATAGAACTCAGGTTGTGCCATAATAGTTGGTTTAACCATCACTCGATCATCTCTCATATCACGGTCACCATGCACTTGGGCAGAGAAGCTAAATAGTCTATGTCTAATTAAGTGCGTAGTGTCAATCATATCCATGCCATTCACTGACCATGTAATGTCAATTGTTTCCATTGCTGTTGGTAGCAACTCAAACTTAAACAGCTCATCGATTGTTTGATCAATATCATTTTCATCGAATTCAGTCTGGATCTTGTCATTCCACGTATTCATTAAGAACACCGCAATAGTCTTTCTAAACTGCTCTATTGTAGGTGCATGCACTATCTGCACATCAATCGCCTCTAGTTGATTAACAAACTCGGCATCTGTGAGTGGGTTACCGAACTTTAGTGTTGTGTGCATCTTTTGTAGCTGAGGCATTTGTGCTTTAGTTACTTTGGTCATTGTCTAACTCCTTTTTAAGTTGTAATACTACTAGTCGTGCATATCCTTCAATGTCAACCCAGCTATCCAAATGTGAGGGTGTCACTGAAATTCTTGATAGTTTCATAATAATCTTAGACACCCATATAAGTGATCTAAAATCCATAGGTGTGCCTGTCTGTACTTCACAGTTGATTGCAATCATCTCCAGCATGTTTGCTTCAAGTTCTGATCCTGCACCAAAGTCACCGTATTTACTGCCTCGTTCTTCGAGTATTTCATCAATGTTAGTCATCTAATTAAGTTCCTCGTCTTCATCAGTTGAAATGTTAGGAGTCATCTTATCAATAGTTCGTTTAGAATGACCATGCAATCGTCTATGCGGTTTTAATTTTTCTTCTAGTTCTTTAATTCTTTGATTTGATCCAAAATACACTTCTTCAATGTACCCTTTGTTTCCCATTGACATCTCTACAGTAGCGTATTGGCGAACTTGTAACAGATCTGCTAATTTTACAATGTCTCGCTCTACTGTATTGTGTTTCAATGTGTTGTATGCTCTTTTTATTTTGCCCGGTTGCAACTTAAGACATTGTACTTCTGCCGAATGTATTGCTTTTGCAAGATCTGGGAACTGCTTCTTTGTTGAAAATGAAATATCGCCTAGTTCTGCTTCTAACACGTCGTGAACAATTGCTGCTCGTAACGCTCTATCGAGACTAAACGTATATACATCATCCAATAGTAGCACATACATTGCTACAAAATAAGAATGTGATGCAACAGACTCTTTATGCGCTCTTGGGACCATTGGGTACCGATGAATAAAATCAAGTGAGTAGATCTTTTTCATGTATGAGTCAATTTGTGGCATATATGATTCATATTGCATGTGCTTTCGTCGAGTAGATTCTAGTTCATTATGAATTCGTTGTTGTTCTTTAATTTTAGGGTGTTTATGTAGCGCTTTATCGAACTTATCAAGCTGTTTGTTTTCTTTTAGCTCTTCAAGTACTTGCTGCCCTTCTGCAGTAACAAAAAAGTATGCATATTTTGCACCTTCAGGAGAGCCGTATTCATATACAGTGCGTTGTTGTCCATTATTACAAGGTCCGGTAATCCCTTTGTTGTACCCCATCGGGTGTAACGTCCCACAAGAGATAATAAATTGTTCTTCGATCTTATATGCTTCACTTTTATCTTTAAGCGCATCAAGTTCAGTAATCACAAAAGCTGCCGGCCCAAATAGATCAATGTCTCGATGTAATGGGCTTTTAGCAGTAGGTTCTGCATAGCCTACATGGTAATCCCATCTTCTACTTAACGGCAAACTTGTTAACCCAATATAGCACTTTCTTGTCACCATACACTCAATTTTATACACTCGAAACAACCCGTCCTTCTTTTGTCGTTTACTCATAATGCATACCTTCATTGTCGTAGTTCTTTTGTATGAACACGCCTTCTGTCATAATATCTTCAAGCGCTTCGGTTAGAGACCCTAGTGTTTGTACAACAGACCCAGATGATGCAAGGACTAAATTAAACTTCTGACCTTCTTGTCGTGTCCTCCAGATATAAATAATTGGCTTACCCATTGCATAACACCAACCTGCTTCAAAGATTGTACCAGGGTCCTTGCCGTCGGTCACACATATTAGTAGATCAGCACTATGCATGGCTTCAACGTTATCTCTTAGGATTTGATCAATAGGTGTTTCACCTGGGACATACATACATTCGTCCATAGGGCTAAAGTAGATCAGGTCTAAATGGTCAAGCACCTCTTTTATGTCCTCAATGGTCTCAATCTGATGCTCATTAAAGAAAGGTCCTGCAATATATACTCTTGGTGTTTTACTTATTTGCATCATGTTGGTCTCCTGTTGTTGTTGTTCGATAATCTCTAATTGCGTTTAAAAGGGCTTGCTGTGTTCCATCTTTACGTTTAAGTGCTGCTACAATTGCTTCATCAACAGTGTGCCTTGCAATTAGTTGATGAACAATAATATTGTTTCGTTGTCCTTGTCTCCAAAGTCTTCGGACAAACTGTTCGTATGTTTCAAGTGACCATGTGTTAGAGAACCAGATCACTGCATGACCTGCGCCTTGTAAGTTTAGTCCGTGTCCTGCACTACGAGGGTGCGCTAATAGCACCTCTATTTCACCGTTATTCCATGACTGTACCAACTGTATGAGCTCATCACCATCAACACCTGCACCTAGCACTGGTGCGTTAGGGAACTCTGCTTTAAGTCTTAATAGGTCATGCTGAAAGTGATACCCAATAATGCAAGGCTGTCCTGATAGTTCTTCCACAATTTCACGAACTGCGATGATCTTTTCATCATGCACTACAGTATGAGTACGTTCTGTACCATCGACGTATACTGCACCATTGGCAAGCTGTTGACATTTACCTACAGCCACTGCTGCGTTCACTGCAGACACTTCATTGTTGTCTATTTGAGCCATTAGATTATCTTCAAGCTCTTTGTATAGCTTCATCGCTTTGGCTGGCAACTCAACGAACACCTTGTTTGTAGTGATCTCAGGTAGTGTTAAGTAATCCTCAGCACTCATTCTAAGCACTTTGTCTGCTAATTTAGCATGTATTTTATCCTCTGCATCTTTTTGCAGTGTCCATGTATACCCACCAAAGCCTGTTGCATAAAAGTATTCTGACCTGAAATGAGTGACATACTTACCAAACGTTGCACCTCTGTCAATCACTAATTGAGGACCAAATATGTCCAACAATGAGTTAGGCGCAGGTGACCCTGTTAACCCTATACGACGGCTAAACTTGTCTAAGAATGGCACCAGTGTTTTAAATCGCTGTGTTCGAGTGTTTTTTAAGTAGCTTATTTCATCAACAATCAGCATGTCATACGGGAATGATTGTCCTGTTTTTCGTAGTGTAGCAGACAACCATCGTAAGCCTTCATAGTTGATCACATGGATCAATGATTTGTCCATTAACCGCTTGTTCTTTTCAGGGCCATGCAGCACACTAATAGACAGGCTTGAAAAGTTATCCCATTTAGTGATTTCATCAGGCCACACTACATAGCAAGGTCGTAATGGCGCAACCACTAACACACGTTTAATAGTGCCTGCATTTAATAGTGATCTAATGGCTTGCAATATGATACTTGTCTTACCTAATCCTGGGTCTAGCCATAACTGTCCTGACCCTCGAGTAAGTACAAACTCTACAGCTTTAAGCTGATATTGGTGTGGTGTCCAACGCATCTGTTATCTCTTTTTTTGTTCTAATGACTAGTACGTGGTGACCATGCTGTTGCATTGTCTTGTGTACACTTACTTGTCTAGGTGATAAAACACCTGTTAATGTTTTTAGTTCAACCCATAGCACTCGGTTGTCTGACAATAGCACAAGTCTGTCAGGCCATCCAGTAGAAAAGTTTAATGAGAGCTTAAGCGTCACTAACCCGAGTCTTTTGCATTCTTTTGCAAAGAACCGTTCAAGGTCACGTTCAAGCACTCGGGTTACCATTGACAAGGGCCTCCGTTCTCTTTTCTAAAGTGGCAGAACTTACATAAATAAGACGGATTAGGCACATGCGTTTGATCCTTATCCAGTACTTCAAGCCTGCCTACTAACTTATCTTGTAGCACAGGTAGTTTTGCTCTATGAATAATAGCATGTTGCATTGTACGCTTATGGTCAATAAACTCAATAATAGGCGTGACCTTTTCTATATGTGGCTTATTAGTCATCACGAGCGTTGAGTACACTTCCAACTGATCTGAATAGTCACGTAACTTACCTGTCTTATAGTCAGTCACAGTTGCTACAGCATCTTCTTCAAAATACAGATCAATGATGCCTCTAAACAATGCAGTAGGATCATCATACTCAGCACTAGTCCAATCAGCACCTACCGCAATAAGCATCTCCGACTGTGCATTCTGTTCTTGCCATTTAGCTATGTTTGTACTTAAATATGTGATTTCAGGTGTATCATCACTAAGCTCTATCTCACGCTTAAGCACACCTTCAAGTTGTGAGTGTATTTGTTTGCCTCGTTCTGCTGCCTTGCCTGTAGGTTCTTCTAGTCGATCAATACGACTGAATTTGTACTTAGCAGGGCACTGCTCATATAGCTTAAGTGCCGAGAATGAATATGTTTTAAGCATTATTTAACTTCCCCAAAATTAGACCCTATTTTAGACTCTGCAATAAGGGGTACATCAAGTAGTATAGCATTGATCATGCATGCTTCCAGTTTTTGTGCTTCACGTTCTACTACATCAGCACGGGCTGATATAATAAGCTCATCATGCAATGATAACAGAAGTCTGCTATCTTGTGCAACTTTCCAATAGTCGATCATTGCCTGTTTAGTAAGATCAGCACCACTACCTTGAATGAGTGTGTTCAATGACTTAAACCCAAATGACATAAGTTTACCGTTAATCATCTTAGGCGGTTCACCTTTAACAAGTCTGCCACCAATAGTCATGAAAGGTGTTCTAAGTCTATATCGTGCTTGCAGATCATCATTAACACCATTTAACCCAGGTGCCACCTCTGATTTGTAGAGGTCTATCAGAAGCTTTGCTTCATTGTATGGGATACCAAGCATCTCACTAATCTTCTTAGGTCCTGCCCCATACAGTATCCCAAATGACATGGTCTTGGCGTAGTCTCTAAGTATTGGTCTACCTGCTTTTTCACTCATTAGACCTGCAGCAAAGGCATGTAAGTCAGCTTTAGGGTCTTGCCTGTATTGCTCTGCTAACTTACCGTCCTCAAAGTGCGCAAACAGCCTAAGCTCTTGTGCTTGGAAGTCGGCAGCAGCCATCATGTGACCTTCATCAGGAAGTATGAATGTTCTAACCTTAGGTAGTGTGATGGATTGGAGCATTTCAGGTAGTGGTGTTTTAGGCCCACGTGTAGGCATCGTTTGCATTGAAGGCTTAGATGATAGTCTACCTGTTCGAGTACCGCCATTCACTTCACCACGGACTGTGTTCCAATCAGTATAGATCCTACCTGTGTACTCAGACTGGTCAATCCACGGCTTGATGTATGTGCCATTAAGCTTATCAAGTAGATCACGGTGTCTTAATACTGATAATAGCATGTCATCAGTGAGCATGGTTTGTAAAGTGTCTTTATCAGATAGAAGTGAGCCTTTAGCACTGACAGGCCACTTCACTTCTGTATTATAGCAACCTTTAGCCTTCACCACTTCAATGAGCTGTGCGCCACTGTTATAGTTAGTCTCGGTCGTATTAAAGTACTCATTTAACCATACTTCACATAGCTCAATGTCTGCATCAGCTTTAATCGATGCATCAATAAGCCCTTGTCTGTCTACTCGAACACCGATCTTTGAGTTTTCAAGTAACATAGGCATTAATGACATCTCTCTGAGGTATGCATCAGGCATAGTCTCTCTGACATGTGCAGTAAAGTCCCATAACAGCGCTGTTAGTCGTACATCTGCCTCTGCATACTCACCAGCCAATTGACCTGGTGCAAGTGAGATATAAGCACCTGCTGATGCAGGCTTCTTAGCAGCGGCAGGTACGTTTTGTACAATCCACTCAAACAGCATATCACGTTCATCAGGGTTAACACCTAACCACTCCTTACATAGCTCTTTAAGTGCTAGGCTACGAACATAAGGGTCGTGTAAAAACGCCAACACCATAGAATCGTGAAGGCGTGTTGCATCTATGATAGGCAAATCATACTTCTCATAGATCACTGACATATCGAACATAGTGTTGTGAAAGCAGATATGTCGATTAGATGACCAAATGTCTACTAACAGCTTACGAGTGTCGTCAAATGAGCAATTGTTCTCACGAGGATGACCAAATGAATAATAGCCTGATTTAAACTGCCCAGTCCTATCTAGAACCGCTAAGCCCACCGGCTTGGGTGGGTATTCTAGCGGTCTAGGGCCAATGGCAGCCGTTTCAAAGTCTAGAAAGATAGGATCCATTAGAATTTGCTCGATGTAGCTGCATCTGGTGTTGATTCAGCACCTGTATCAGCTGTATTTTGTGACATTGCAGAGGATACTTCTTGCTCTACACGACCGATTAAAGCACGAGCCACTTCCATGTCGTCAATCACACGAACAAAGTCAAACTGTAATTTGAACTGTGTCTTAGCATCAGGAATAAGACTGATCTTAGTCACTACTGTAGACAGAGGACGTTTAGTCACTGTAGTAATTGACTGAAGGTATGTTGCAAATCCTTTCACACTTGTGACTGGAATTCTAAGTGCTGCAACCTCTGCAAGATTAACACTAGACGCTGTCTTAGTAGAGTCAGCAGTCATGATCAATAGTCTACGTTTTTCGGCACATGCTTTACCCTTACCGCCGCCTGGAGCACTACCCCAAATGTCTTTAGGGCAATTAGCACATGTCTCTGACTGTGGTTCAGTGGATGATGCACTTGGCTTCATACCTGTTGTTGTAGTACTCATAGCAAAGCATACAGGCCCTGTAGGGTTAGTGGGGTCGTACCGAGTAGTGTAGTATAACCGCTCAACGGGTGATGCTAAGATGACCACCTCAAGTGCATTACCTGCCACTGGTGTGTCTCTGTATGAGAGTACACCGCCTTTAGTGCTTAAGAATACCTGTCCTGTTGCTTTTTCGGCTTGTTGCTCCAGTTTAGCAAGAGCTTCAAGTTCATTTTCAAATAAGATTAGTTGTGTGTTGTCGTCGGATTTAGCCATTTAGTGCTCCTAGTTACGTGATTTATGTAATGAGATTTCCCAGACTTCGCTAGCTGAAGCGCCTGGGATTGTTTCGGTTGCTTCCCACCGATCTCTAAACGCTGTGATACTTGGGCGTTTATGAAGTAAGTCAAATGATTTTGTTGCGATGATGTATTCGTAAAGCTCGTCCCAATTATCTATTGTTGGGTACCGCTTTTTAGTGACTGATACAGAATGTCCTTCTTCAGAAGCTGCTCTAGTAGTCCCTGCTTCTGCCATTAAGTTCATAATGTCTTGTTCGATAATACCAGCCTGTTTAGATAGTAGACTGTCCTCAGCAGTGAGTACTGCTCTTTTTTCTTTTACTATAACTAGCTCGTTTATCAGCTCGTTGATTTTCATACAATGTCTCCGGTTTAGAATTTAAGTATTTAGTAACTTCGTAAGCACATCATACCCTTTCTACGAACAAAGTAAACATTTATTTTAGTCTTGTTCGATGAGTGTGTCGTACTCCGTCACTTGAACGCCAGCCTCACTGCATAGCTGATATGTGTTCTCAATTGACTCAACCCATCGCTCATTGTTAGTGTGAATAGTCACGTGTTTAGTAATTCCAGCCTGTATTGCCATTACGGCGCACTCACAGCACATAGGCAGAGGCCACGTGTACATTGTGCAGTTCTTCAGTGATTGTCTAGCAAACAGTATTGCATTCCGCTCTGCGTGGATAGTCATCGCATACTTAAGAGGTCGAGTGTGCAGTCTATGCTCAGTATCTTTAACACCTCTAGGCAGACCGTTAAACCCGACACTCACAATCTCATTGTCCTCGTTCACGATCACAGCGCCGCACTGAGTGCTAGGATCCTTAGACCATTTAGAGATGAATTTCGCCATCTCCAAGTACCGATGGTCCCATTTCAATACGTTATGCATTAAGTAACACTTTGATCTGTGCCTCTGGCCCAACCCAGAGTTCAGGTTTTTGTGCATCTTGTGATACGCCACGGCGTGTTGCACCTGGGACTTTACCCATGTTTGCTTGGTGCACTACATCAAGTATTTGAGGGAGCGGTAATCCCATGTGATGAGCACAACCCATTGCGACGTATATTAAGTCCGCAATAGCATCTGCTGCATCAACGAGGTTCTCTTGCTCATGCGCCTTAAGTAGCTCACTTAGCTCTTCCATCAAGAACCGAGCATAAAAGCTTAAGTGCACTGATTCTAATAGAGCAGGCGTGTCAGACACGGGAAGTAATAGCTTTTGTCTAAACTGTTTTACATCATTATAGAGCGATTTCATTTTGTTTTCCTTTCGTAGCAGACAAATACGTTCTGCCTTTTTGAGTGATAGTACAGATTTTAACGCGATGATCCTTTGTTTGGGCTATTTTAACGAACCCACTTGCTGTTAATAGTCTTAGTGCTGTATGCGCCGTAGCAGGTGATGAGATCTTTAATGATACGGCATGGCTAATTAAAGGCATGACCGGCATAGACCCTATTTGGCTGATCACATCAAGTATTGCCTCTGATACGACTGAGAGGCCTGCTTGTGTTCTCTTTCTATGCCATTGAAGTGGATTCATTATGGTTCCTTTATTAAATTATGAGTTATAGTAACACAATCTTTAAAAAGTGTTAATTATTATTACTTTTTTATGTAAATAGTTTTTACAACGATTAAAAAAAGGTATATGATGTATTTTCTTTTTCAACTAACCGCAAGGAATGTATATGCCATCAGGCTTTGAAGCACATGTGATCGAACCTGCTCAATACTATACAGACTTTCTGCACCTACGTAAGTTCACAGAGACCGATGAAACAGCACTAGGTCTTACACTTCTTAACCCTGCCGACACTAAAAAGCTTCTTGGGCACACGGCAGCATGGACAATTAAGATTCCTTATTTCGATGTCGATGGGAATGAGTTACCGTTCTCTAGAGTGAGGCTACTCATGCCTACTACTAAGATGAAATACTCTCAGGCCAGAGCTAGTGGCTCTCATATCTACTTTCCACCATCTGTGAACTGGTCTGCTATTCTCACTGATGTGAACGTTCCGCTGATTATTACTGAAGGTGAATTTAAGTCGTGGGCGATCACAAGAGAGATACAAGACACTAAATTATCAGCCGCATGTATTGGGTTAGCAGGTGTGACCTCATGGACTGATAAGAAGGGACTTCATTTACATTCGGATCTGATGCAGTTTGCATGGGTTCGTAAGACCAATTTCAATCACACCAGTAGAAAAGTATATATTATTTTTGACTACGATGGCGCAAAAGACGACGGTGAGCCTAATGATCAGGTTGCATTAGCCGAGACTAAATTAGCAGTGACGCTTAGAGGTCTAGGCGCTGAAGTGCATTTATGCCGTGTAGGTCGGTTCAGAACAGGTAGCGCTAAAAAGTATGCGATCGATGACCATCTACTGAGCGGTGGCGCACTGTCGGACGTGATGATGGCAACATCCGCGGTGATGAACGGTGTGGACACACTTGAAGTAAAACTTCATGAGTTTAGCACTAAGTACGCGTTGCTCAACGGCGATGTGATCAGGCTCAAGGACGGGCATATCATGCCGTTTCAAAAGGCTAAAATAGATAGTGCTCAGCATGTGTTTGTGCTTACAACTACTACTCCTGCGCTAAATGGAGGTGCACCAAAGGTAGTGTCTAAAGAGCTATGTATGCTCGATGAGTATAAGAAGTGGCGGAGACGGTGTGATATTAAGGAGGTAGGCATCTATCCTCAGTACCAAGGGATCACAGTCACGCCGGATGGGTGCTATAACTATCTTGAAGCATGGGCTCATGAACCGATAGTAGGCTCTGTTGATACCTACCTAGAGTTTTGCAAGTACTTCTTTAGAGATGAACCATCATTCGAGGAATATTGGCACAACTGGGTGGCGAATATTATACAGTATCCGCACAAAAAGAATTACACTATGCCACAATTTGTTAGTGCGATCGAGGGAATAGGTAAGTCCGCTATTGCTGAGTTCATAGCAGAGATGATGGGACTAGGTGAACGTGGGCCTGCTATCATTGCAGGTCCTGATCAGTTATTTAGTAGCTTTAATGGTGTACTTAAGAATAAGATCTTAGTGGTTGTCAATGAACCGAGCAGTGATAGAGAGGATCATAGTAAACAACTCAAGAACATGGTTACTGGTAAAGAGATCATGATTAACAATAAGTATGGTGCTCAATACGTTATCGATAATCATATGAACTTTGTACTGACATCCAATGATGCGTACATTACTAAGATGTCTAATAACTCAAGACGTGAAGCGATATTTCGGCCAATTACACTCACTAACAAGGAAACTCACCCAAAAGTTGTGAAACTCATGCGGTGGGCACGATCTACGGGCGGGTTTGGCAAGGTTTTGAACTGGTACTATGAGCGAGATATATCAGAGTATGATGCATCGAGCGCTGCTCCTGATACTAAGTACAAACAAACAGCTGTTGATGCAAGTAAGAGCCCGATCCAAGCCTTTGCACAAGAGCTCACTATGTGGGTGACCGAGAAGCTGGACGGAGTTGCAGCATTCACACCTGCTCAGTTGGAAGTACTATGTGAGCTATGGGGACATGAGCGGCGCCCTCGGCTCCAGTATATAAGAAAGGCGATGCTTGCGCATGGTGAGCTTGAGCTAAATAAGTTGATCAAAGTGCATGGTAAAGCGACTAGATACACGTTGTTTGCCGTGTCAGATCCTTTAACCAAAAGTAACAGTGAGGCAAGATGGGGCAAGCATGTTCATGTCGCGACGCTCACTGCAAGTGCTGTTGAAGCAGAAATCGGGCAATAACGATAGGTTTTACTGTAACTTTTGAAGTACTGTTACCTTTGGTGTTACCTTTTTTGGTTGAGAATACTGTTTAGAATCAATGGATTATCTATAGAAGTAACAAAGTAACAGTAGTAACAGTAAAAAATAAACTATTATACTGAATATATAGAATACATATAACGCCCGTATATAGTCTTTTGGGTGTGTTATCTACTGTAACTTTGTTACTTTTAGTCTAACATATTGATTTTAAACAATAAAAAAAATACAAAAGTAACAGTAAGTGCTATAACATATTGATTTTAAACACTATTGCGCTACTGTTACTTTTCGGTTTAAGTAGTTGTTCTATTTTGTGTGTTGATGGTATTATTTTTGATAATTAGAAGGAGGTTGTTCCAGATGGCAGCCAATAAGTACAAACCTGAGTATTGCGCCAAAGTAATTGAGCTTGGTTCAAAGGGTTACAGCTTAGAGATGATTGCAGCGGAGCTCAAGATGACATGGGCAGGCTGTAAGTTATGGGAACGAACGCACCCAGAGTTTATGGATGCGCTTCAGCAAGCTAAGCTTAACGAGATGGCGTTCTTCGAGAAACTCGCCATTGACTATATGATTGAGCAACCGCAAGGAGCTAAGCTTAACACAGGACTATGGGCTAAGTCCATGGCGGCACGGTTCCCTAACAAATACCGTGACAATTCCAAGGTTGAGATAGGCGGTACTCCAGGTCAGCCTATTGAGATGATAGGCCTGTCATTCACTGAGAACATGCTTAAACAGTTGCTTACCGCACGCCAACAGGAGGGACAGCTGATCGATGTTACACCCGACGATAGCAAATGAGTTCGCTAAGCGGATCCAATCAGGGCCTGACTTAAACATGCTCCCTGAGCCACAAAAAGCGGCGTACCAAGCGCGGCTTAAATGGCTCACCATTGCGAACAAGCATCAAATACCGCCAGAGGGTGATTGGTGGACCACATGGCTATTGTTAGCAGGTCGTGGCGCAGGTAAGACACGGTCGGCGGCGGAGTGGTTATGGTGGGAAGCATGGACAGCACCTAATACGAGGTGGTTAGTCTCAGCACCTACCTATGCCGATGTACGTGATGTGTGCTTTGAGGGTGAGTCAGGCCTCATGGCGGTGATACCCTTAGAGATCATAGACAACTACTCCAAGACCTTACAAGAGATCCGACTGATCAATGGATCAACACTCAAAGGCATACCTGCATCCGAGCCGTCACGGTTTCGGGGTCCTCAGTTTCATGGTGGTTGGTGTGACGAGTTAGCTGCGTGGGATTATCTTGACGAGGCATGGGATATTATGCAGCTCGGATTACGCTTAGGCAGTCACCCAGTGCTTGCATGTACGACCACACCCCGTCCAAAGCCCTTAATATCCGATCTTGTGGCACGAAACAAGCAAGACGTGGCATACGTTTCAGCAAGTACTTATGCGAACATAGACAACTTGGCGCCTACGTTCCGTAAGCAGATATTACAGTACGAGGGTACAACGTTCGGTCGCCAAGAGATCTACGCCGAGATCATTGACCCAGAAGAAAGCGGGATTGTTAAGCGCAAATGGTTTGAGATGTGGAGCGCGGATAAAGAGATACCTGCATTTGAGTACATCGTCCAATCGTATGACTGTGCTACATCAGACAAGACACAAAACGACCCAACGGCATGTACTGTGTGGGGTGTTTTTAAGCCAAGCCGTGAAGCGCCTATGAGTATCATGCTCATTGATTGTTGGTCTGAGCATATCCAGTACCCAGAACTTCGGTCACGTGTCATTAAAGACGGGGCATCTAAGTATGGCGGTGAGAACGAGTTCGGTTCTAGCAAGAAAGTCGATATGATCTTGGTCGAGGATAAGAGCGCCGGCATAAGCTTGATCCAAGATCTTAGACGTGCAGGACTACCAGTGAGAGCATACAACCCAGGCAACGCGGATAAGCTCCAACGACTAAACATAGTGGCACCTATTATCCAAAAGGGATTGGTGCACATACCGGAATCTGCTAAGAAACGAGGCACATTTAGACAATGGGCTGAGGTCTTCATGGCTGAAGTGTGCGCCTTCCCATCAGGGCGTCATGATGACATAGTAGATAGTACATCGCAGGCGTTGCGATTACTTAGAGACTTGGGCTTTGTGTCATTAGATAACATACAGCCCTTGTTCGAAGACACATACCGAGCACCACAATCCCGACAAAACCCTTATGCAGCGTGAGGACAACATGGACAAAGAGCAACAGAAACAGTACGAACTAGCTATGCAGGAATATCTTAAGAACGGTGGCACCGTAAAAGAGCTTGACCCTAAGCCTGAAAAGACCAACTTACAGAAGGCAACGGATAAGAACCGACGCTATTTGAATAGCCTACCACATAATTAAGCAATACGAATAGTGTACAAGTTATTTGTAATATGTACAATGACACAAACATAGCGTGTTGTGTTAACTAGGGTCTGGACATGGCGAGAAAACAAAAAGCACCATTGACTTCACTGCGGAACAAACCGAGTGCCTCTCGCAAACAACCTGGGTTAGCACGCCTAGCCAAAGGTGGTCGAGTTAATTTCGAAACAGGTGGACTTAAATACCCAGACTATGGCAGTACGACTACAGCGCCGTTAAAAGTAACAGCTGAACGCCCATCACAAGAAGAAATGGACGCATACTTCGCCACTCACGATGAGAACGGCAACTTAATTCAACACGAATACAACAAACCATACGAATATTCAATACCTCGATTAGGTGCAGCAGGTATTGAAGCACTAGCAAGTCTAGGTTCAATGATCCCTGCATATCTAGGTGGGTCTGCATACGGAATAGGTGCCAACTTAGCAAGCGGTAAATTCGGTACTAAAGAAGGCGTTCGTATTGCCGATGAAGCAGCTGCTAAAGCGGCTCAGGCAATGACATATCAGCCACGGCTTAAAGCAGGGCAGGAAGCAATGGAGGGAATTGGGTCATTACTCGAAGCATCTAAGATCCCACCTATTGGCATACCAGAGCTTGCTGGAATACAAGGCATGCGACGCTTTACACCTGACGACTTAAGTGTAGTGCATGGTAGAACTAAACAGTATGTAGGCGACCCTGTCACGGATTATTACAATGCGCAATCAGGCATTACTAAAGACTACCCTACATTAGGCGCAACTGTGCAACGCAAAGCACAGCCTATTGTTAATGTAGCATCTAAAGCTGCAGAAAATTTAAGCGCTCCTTCAACATTAAACAAACAAACCGGTGCTATATTCGTAGAAGGCGCGCCTAAGCGTAATGTCAACAAGAAAGTTGACCTACAAGGTAGAGCACACCCTGACACAGACACGTTCCCTAGATTTGAAGGTGTGCATTCAGTAAAACCCCATCTTAAAATAGCAAAGTACATTGAAGAGCTCCCACCTGCGTTAGGTTTAGACCAACGTGGCGTCAAAGCGGCATGGGATGAGTTTAAGCGCACTAAAGCGCATGAAATGTATCCAGATGCGCCTGAACAGGCTGACGCAGTACGTGCATTTGATGCGGCATTTGAAGGCGATGAAAAACGTGACATCTTGCATAGCTGGTTAGACGAGTTCTCTAAGACTAATGCGCTTGGTATGCCGGATTTAGATGTGCTTAAGGTTAGAGAAGATAAAGCAATCACTGCATTAGAGAAAACGTACCCTGATATGGTTGCTAAGTACGTAGGGCAGGCAGGTGCCGATCAGCTAGTTGATCTTGCAAGCCATGATCTCATACTTACTGACAACCCTGAAGTACTAAGAGGTACATTTAACACGTTAATGCCTGCGCACAAAGCGCACTTAGCCAAGATTAGAGAAGCAGCAGGGCTACCTGTCGAAGGACTTAAGCAGCAAGAGATTGATAAGATTAATGCAGACATTACAAATGTCGATCAACAATTAGCGGATCTAACTCGAACTAAGTGGGATATGGAAGAACAATGGACTGATCGAGACACTCAACCACCCCCTGAAGGCTATAAAGAGCTCACACGAAAAGAAACAAAACTAACAGACGAGAAGAAACGGCTACAAAAGCATGCTAAAGCAATGGAGAATGCACCTGCAGTAGAAGGACTACATGATCTGGCAGTGTCGTATTCAACGACTCCGTCAGAGATGAAGGAAGGACTTCTGTACTCACAACATCAGTTCTATCCTCAAATAGCAGTTAAGAAAGATCCGGTCACAGGCAAGCCTATTACGGAAGAGGTGCCTCGTAAAGCGACTAGAGAAGACATTGATGATCTAATTAACGACCATGATGAAGCAACACTAAAAGACATTGCAAAGCGGTTAGGGATAAGAGGCAGAGATCGAGCTGCCATGCTTGCTGACCCACGTTCCCATCCAATGATGAGAGAAGATGCAAGAGACTATCTTGAAGGTACAGGACCTTTTGAAGACTACGGCCCTTCGTTGTATGAGAATAAGCCTACGTTAGTAACACCAGAGAGCGAACAGATAGTGTCACCACATAGATGGGCGCTTAAAGCAACGGGTCTAGAAGATGTTATGAGAGACTACGCCAATGATATATACGCAGGCAAAACAGATAAGTCGCCTATTCAGTACATTCGACAAAAAGCTATTGACCTTAAGAAGACTAGAGACGACAAAGAAATCGCAGAAGCCAACCGAAAAGAGCTTACGAATTCAAACTACATGAGCTACGTTAATGCAGCGCCGGCGGATAAGATATTCGGTAACTACGCTGCTATTGAGTTTGACCCTAGCATGTCAGCTGAAGAGCTAGGCAAAGGACTAAGTATTGACTCAGACATTCTTAAGCACTGTGTAGGGTCCGGTGGCATCGAGAATGGTGATCATTTTGGTATATGGGATCCTGCAACAGGCAAGATGAGAGACGGCATTAGAGGGCCTGTGAGCAATGAGATGGATCAGATTATGCGAAACGGGGCTCATGTCGCAAGTATTAGAGACACAGCAACAGGTAAACCAGTCGTCACCGTGAAGAGAGTACCAAGTGGTAATGGGTTGTTCGATCTTGACTTTGTGAGTGGCGTTAAGAATGGTGCAATGGACCCTAAAGGAATACCTGCGCTTAGAGACTACTTAAACAGTATAGCAACGACAATTAAGAGCCCAGGTAGCAACCTCGTTAAGAACGGCGTATATGATCTAAAAGTACCTGAACATCAGTACTATGTAGCTCGTGATGCAGGCATGAAAGAGCAAGAGCTTAGAGACTACTTAACCTTGCACCCTGAAACATCAAGATTTGTGACAACAGCTGACGTTAAAGCAATGAAGCCTCAGTCTGTTGCCGTTGCTACAAGATCTGCCGCACCAAGCGCAACTATTCTTGATCGAATAGCAGGAGGTAGAGAACCTGCGCCTACAGACTTCTTTGATGCACATGAGATTGCAACAACTGACACAAGCACTATACCTCAGTTAAACGCAGTGTTGGATGATCTGGATTCAAACGCGATGGCGTATGATCATTGGACTGAAAACCTGTCGGAAGACGATTTGCATGACATACACAGTAGCGCACGGTCTAATTTAGAAAACCAAGTAGGTCAGATGGTGCGAGAAGCACTACGTATTCCAAATCTTTCAGCGGAACGATTAACGTTTCTGCGAGACGAACTAACAAACCCTACTCCTGCAGGGCCATTAAGACACGTACTTCCAGGTAACTTTGATGATCTCGTACAAGAGATTGACAACGAGATTGCACATCTTAATGCACGTGCTAATACGCTTGCAATACCTAATGACCCAGACGCACTTGCTGCATATGAAATAGCTAACAACATTCCTATATCTGAACAAACTATTGACGAATACATTAATGATATGGACCCAGGCCAATCTGCGCACATAGAAAACATTATACGTGAATATGGTGAGCAGAATGGTTGGACAGATAATAGAATAGAGGCAGTGCAAGATAGAGACGGTGACTGGGACACAATACCTTGGGTAAGAAATGCAGTACGTGTTGAACTAGAAGCAGAACGTGCAAATGCACCTGCAGTAGCTAATCAGCCGCTGTTTACTGTATCAAATGCAGACATAACACACTACATCAACAATATGGAAGACATCGACATTACTCAACATCTGACAGACTGGGCTAGAGAACAAGGAATTGCTGCACCTGATGACTGGGCTATAGACTTCGTTAATAGCATGTCACCAGATGACTATAACGGCATTCCAAGTCTAAGAGAAACAGTCCGTGCTCAATTAGAGAATGAGCAGCTAGCAGGTGATTGGGAGCCAGACCCTCCAATGACGTTGCCTGCACCAGCACCGGCAATGGCAGATCTTGTCAATGAATTAAGCTCTTTGACCCAGTTGGTAAGACCAGACATGGATCAGTATGCACGAACTGATACGCTTACTGATGAGATCATCGCAAATGCAAGACCTCATGTTATACCTTTCACTGGTGCAGAGACGCCTGCTGAAATAGCTAACAGAATTGCAAGGCTTAACCCAGACATACCGCCTACTTTGTTGGCATATCTCATAGGCAGAAGGACAACTGCTGAAGATGTGTTCGGCATACGTGGGTTGCCAGACCCGTTAATACACGAAGTTCGTGCGCATCTTGATACTATTCACCCAGCTAACGTTCAAGCACTTCCACCAGCAGAGCAAGCTCATGTAACCCAAATTCGGGAGATGATAGGAAATGCGACTGAGGCTCAAGGACTGAATGCCATCAGACGCTATATGGACGATTTAGGTGCAGAATTAAGCATTGACACTTTAGGAACATTGTCTGAAGAGCTTGCAACAAGACAGCAGAATTTAACACAGCAGAATTTAACACAGCAAGAATTAAACAATGCTCAAGCAGCGCACACACCAGCTCAAGCAGCACTTCCTGCTCCGACAACTCAACAAGTTGCCGCAGTACGTGTTATTAGTGAAGGCATTATGACTGCACCTAGTCTAGACGTATTACAACAAATGGCTGACTATATCCACAACGAACGGACTACATTCACCAATGAGCAATTCCGCGAGATGGAACGGTTGTTGACGACCAGAGCACAAGAGCTCGTAAGTGCGCCTGATGCTGGGTTTGCCAAAGGTGGCATTGTACGAATGGAAGACGGTGGTGATGTTCATATTCGACCTTCTGGTCGTGATTTGCTTGCAGTCGATGCTGATGCGGACCTGTTTAGCAAATATGGGATAGGTATTACGGCGTCAGGCTCTATTGTTAAGTTACCAGGATCTACAATTAAGCCTCATGACATTAGTGAGTTACGAGCACGTTATAACACTGACGAAGGTATACAATACGGATTAAGCAAGAGACCTCGTGAAAAAGCAGTGTCACTTACACGCACAAACCCGAAAGAACAGTCATCATGGAGAGTCGATATGTCTCCTGCATACAAAGGCATAAGCTATAGCAAACGCTTTGCGGCAGGTGGTGTAGTAGACTATGACGACCGGCATATAGATAGATTAGCAGATGAACTACTTGGAGCAACACATGGCTAAAAAAATTAGCGCTGACGAAGAGATACTAGGCGAAGATCAAACCGACAAGGGTGAGAACGTTGAGCTTGAAGAGGAAGACACGGGCGTAACGGATACCGATGATGGTGGCGCGATGGTTGCTTTAGACAATGAGCAAGATCGAGCTACGCAACTAGAACACTTTGCCAACATCGTAGAGGACATTGACACTAAGCTGTTAAACACACTTGTTGAGGATCTGTTAGATAAGATCGAGCGTGACAAGGAAGCTCGTAAGAAGCGTGATGAGCAGTACGAAGAAGGCATCCGTCGTACCGGTCTAGGCGATGATGCACCAGGTGGTGCACAGTTCACAGGTGCTAACAAGGTTGTGCACCCAATGATGACTGAGGCATGCGTTGACTTCTCAGCACGGGCGATGAAGGAGCTATTCCCACCACACGGCCCAGTACGCACTAAGATCATCGGTAAGAAGGACGTTAAGAAGCTAGAGAAGGCTGAGCGTAAGGCTGACTACATGAACTGGCAACTCACTGAGCAGATGCCTGAGTTCCGCTCTGACCTTGAACAACTATTTACACAGCTACCATTAGGTGGCGTGCAGTACCTCAAGCTTTACTTTGACCACTCTAAGAACCGCATCACCAGTGAGTTCGTACCGGTTGATGACGTGTATCTACCTTTCGCGGCCTCTAACTACTACTCAGCTGAACGTAAGACACATGTGCAGTATGTGACTGAGTATGAGTACGAGAAGCGTGTAAGCACTGGCATGTACCGTGACGTTGATCTAGGTCTACCTGATGAGATTGAGTACTCTAAAGCATCTAAGGCGAATGACAAGATTGAGGGACGTGAGGACAACTCATACAACGAGGACGGACTACGCACGATCTTTGAGATTGACACACACGCTGACTTAGAGGGCGATGAGTTTGATCCGTACTTAATCTCGGTCGACAAGGCAACAGGCAAGTGCTTGGCGGTGTATCGTAACTGGGCAGTAGATGACGAGACACGTGCTAACTTAACTAATATGGTTGAGTTCCCATTCATACCATGGCGCGGTGCTTATCCGATTGGATTAACGCACATGATTGGTGGCTTATCAGGGGCTGCAACTGGTGCCTTGAGAGCGTTGCTAGACTCAGCGCACATCCAAAATATTCCAACGATGTTGAAGCTCAAGGGTGGGCCTAACGGTCAGAACCTAAATCCGCAACCCTGTGAGGTCGTCGAGATTGAGGGCGGTATTAACATCGATGATGTGCGTAAGATTGCCATGCCGATCCCATTCAACCCACCTAGTCCGGTGCTGATGCAGTTACTAGGCTTCTTAGTTGATGCAGGTAAGGGTGTAGTGCAAACAAGCTTTGAGAAGTTATACGACCAGAACCCAAATGCACCAGTAGGCACGACTCTTGCGTTAATTGAGCAAGGTATGGTGGTATTTAGCTCGATTCATAGCAGATTGCACAACTCCATGGGTCAAGTATTGAAGGTAATGCATCGTTTGAACAGCGCATACCTCACCGAGGACATGGTTAAAGACGAAATTGGCGAGAAAATGGTCGATCCGAGTGACTTTGACGGTCCGATGGACGTTATTCCTGTCTCAGATCCAGCTATTTTCAGTGAAACACAGCGATTTGCACAGATTCAGGCAGTACAGCAACGCGCAATGGTGCTACCACAGGTATATGACATTCGTAAAGTCGAGGAGATGTTCCTTAAACAGCTCAAGATCCCTAACTCTGAGGAGCTATTGGTTGAGAAACTAGAGCCGTCAGACATGGATCCTGTCTCTGAGAACGCGGCAGCCTCGATGGGACGACCAATCCTAGTATTACCACAGCAAGATCACATTGCGCACCTTCATGTGCACATGTCATACTTACAAAGTCCGTTGTTTGGGCAGAATCCAGTCATTGCACGTACTTATCTACCTTTGATTATCACTCATTTACGTGATCATATTATTCAGTACTACTTAGCAGAGGCACATGCTGCTATTAACAGTGCACAAGATAGCCAAATGATTGATGATAGTTCAGAGAAAGAAGTCCAAGTAATAACGCAAGTCTTGAGAGTAATTGAGCAACAGTTAGGCTCAATGGCTCAGATCATGCCACAACTTGAGCAACAAGTGATGTCAATGCAAGGGCAAGGGCCACAAGATCCAACCATGGCTGTCGCTCAAATGAACGCAGACATACAGAAACAGGCGCTACAACAACGTGCACAGTCTGACCAGGCGAGACTACAGTCTGATCAAATGAAGCTACAGGCGTCACAACAAACTGAGCAAATGAAGCTACAAGTGCAACAGCAACGTGATCAAGCACAACTACAAACACAACAGCAACGTGATGCAGTGCAGGCTGAGTTACAACAACGCCAAGCGCAACTCACTATGCAAACTGAGATGCTTAAACAAGACCGTGAAGATGCACGTAAGCAAGCAGATCTAGCAGCACGCTTGCAGATGAACCAAGAAGACAATAAAACTGCTAAAGAGCTGGCGGCAGTAGAAGTACTAAGTGGCGAGAAGATCGGCATGACTACAGGTACAGGTATTAACCCAAACCCTAATCCATAAGGAGAAACAAAATGGCAACACCTAATCAAAAAGATTCACAAGCAGTATCACAGCACCAACGCATGGCAATGGGTGCTAACTTAAACGGCAAGACATTACCTGGGACAGCACCTGTTACTAAACCAATCCCAGCATGAACATTGACAAGATCTTAAATTTATTAACGCAAGCGCAGTCAGAAGTAGCAACGACTGCGATGCGGACACCGAGTTCACATGATGTGTTCGAGTACGGACGCATGGTGGGAATGTACGCTGGACTAGAGCGTGCTGTAGAAATAATTTTATCAACAAATAAAGAGGATGATGATGTCTGAACAAACGCTGAATGATGCGTTCCCTAACGCAGACCCAGGCATAGTACCGTTTGGTAGCTATGTCTTAGTACAGATTAGAGCGCCGAAACTTACAACAGCAGGCGGTATTATTTTATCAAGTGATACTACAGAGACCGAGAAGTGGAACACGCAGGTTGGTCGAGTAGTCACGATGGGACCATTAGCATTCAAGAACCGCAATACAATGGAGTTATGGCCTGAGGGTGCTTGGTGCGAGAAGGGCGATTTTGTACGAGTCGCTAAGTACGGCGGTGATCGATGGGAAGTTCCTATTGATAAGGAAACGACCGCAATGTTTGTAATCTTTAAAGACACGGATCTAATAGGTCGAGTAACAGCTGACCCATTGGCTATTCGTGCTTTCTTATAGCTGACTAAGGAGCTAGATATGGCACAAGAAAATGCACTAATTGAGGACGATGAAGAAGACAGTAAGAACACAGAGTATGTAGCCGTTGACACGCCTGCTGATCATATAGCAGAGAATGACGATGACGATGAAGAGAACGACCTTAAAGCAAAAGACGGCGAAGAAGGCGTTGACATTGAAACAATCCGAGCAAGACGTCGTGATGAAAAGCGTGATAGAAAAGAACGTCGTGATAAAGCGATTAATCGAGACAAGTTAGAGCTTAACTTCTTACGAAATCGAAACGATGAATTAGAGCGTCGTGTTGGTGCTGTTGAGACGCATGCATATCAGAGCAACATCAGTCAGATCGACCAACAAATACAGCAAGCTACGTATGAAGTTGAAACTTCTGAGAAGATCATTGCTCGTGCTGTTGAAGCGGGTAATGGTGAAGATGTTGCTAAAGCGATGCGTTATCGTGACCAAGCGATGTCTAAAGCGCAACAGCTTGCTCAGACTAAGCAACAACAGACGCACCAACCAGCACAGAATAAACAAGCTCCTGATAATGAAGTCATGCACTACGCTAAAGAGTTTTTAGCCGAGAACAAATGGTATGACCCGTCAGGCAAAGACGAGGACTCAGCGATTGTGCTTGCAATTGATGCACGATTGGCGCAGGAAGGGTTTGACCCACGTACTGAAGATTACTGGGATGAGTTACACAACCGTGTAAAACGTCGACTACCTGAGAAGTTTAAAGAGCCTATTGCTCGTAAACCTACAGGCGGACCTGCAGTAGGTTCTGGTCGTGAGCATGCACCATCATCAACACGTAAAGAGATCTATATCTCACCTGAGCGTAAAGCAGCAATGCAAGAAGCGGGTGTGTGGGATGACCCTGTACTACGTCAACGATACGTTAAGCGTTACGCTGAATATGATAAAGAACATAGAAATTAAAATATGTTTATTTTATTTCAAATTAGGAATATAATTTTTTCAATTGCTGAATGGAGCAAGTAATGACAAATACAAATGATGAACGTTTAAAGAAAACTGCAGGTGATGGTCGTGGAGATCGTGCGATGGTAGATCGTGCTGTCGCGGAAAATCGTGAAATCTCTGACTCCGACCGTTTGGATATGTTTCGGCAACAGTTCTTCCAAGCTTCACTTCCTGATCTACCAACAATACCTGGTTACCATGTATGCTGGTTGACTACAACAAACCCGCGAGATACGATCAATATGCGTATGAGGCTTGGTTACGAAGCCATTAAGCCGGAAGATATTCCTGGCTGGGAATCAACATCTATTAAGACAGGTGATTGGATTGGCTTTATTGGAGTTAATGAGATGCTTGCATTCAAGCTACCACTTTCTCTTTATGAGAAGTACATGCAAGAGGCGCACCACGATGCCCCTTTGCGTGAGCTAGAAAAGCTAACGGATACTTCCGAGTTCCTTAAGCAGCAAGCAGCGACCACTGGCAGTCGTGTGTTTGAAGGTGATGGTACGCAGGATTTGAGGAAAAATGCAGGTCGAGCTCAGTTTGACTTGACCTAACCTTAAATTAGTATTAAAGGAGAGACAATATGTCTTCTACAAGCGCACCGTTTGGCTTCGTTCCTTCTTACCACAACAGTGGTCAGATGCGTCCTAAGGCTTACACAATCGCTAGCACTTACGCTACAAACATTTTCTCTGGTGACCCAGTTAAATTGGTAGATGCTGGTACAGTTCAACTTGGTACATCTGATGGTTCACGCACAGGTACAACAGGTGGAGTTACTCTTTTGGGTACACTAGCTGGTGTTGAGTATCGTGATTCAACAGGTAAACCTTCAATCTCACCATTTTGGATCGGTGGCACAACAGCTACAGAAATTTCAGCTTTTGTATACGATGATCCTGAAACATTGTTTGATGCTCAGTATACCAACCCAGGTACACCAGGCACAGACTCTGTTCAAACTTCCGTGGGCGAACAATGTGACTGGACAGGCTTCTTAGCTCCAGGCGGTTCTACTCGTACAGGTCTTTCAAATGCATCTTTGGCTGCATTAGAAGGTTCAGGTACAGGTCAGTTCCAAATCACTGGTTTTGCCACTAACATTAACCAATCGCTAACAGATGCTTATGTAGTTGCTGTGTGTCGTATCAACGAACACGCCTACAAGTATCCAACAGCGTCAATCTAAGGAGGGCTAAAAAATGGCAACCCCAA